AGAGGATCACACGATGAACACCGTACCCGACAGCCCCGCGGCCACGTTCAAGACCGTGCGGCAGCACTTCCTCGACACCGCCTCGGCCGCGGTCGAGATGCCCACCGCCGACCTCGCGTGGCGCCTCGTGCTCGACACGTGGCGCGTGATCGAGGTCGCCAGCGCCCGCGCGGGCGTGTCGCCGATCGTCAACCGTGACGAGTGGATGGCGGCGCTGCGCATTGCGATCTTCCGCGCCGAGCACGACATCATCGAGTCCGAGCCGTTCCCCGCACCCGCACCCGCGAGCGACGGGTGCGGGTGGTCGGACTGCTGCTGAAGTTGATTCAAGACGCGAAAAAAGTCTCAGCCGAACGGTACCGGCGCCCGCCCCGTCTCGTACGTGGCGGGCGCCTCGGCGCCCGGCAACTCGCGCTCTTGGCTCAGCTCGGCGGCGCGCTCCTCTGTCAGCATCCCCTCGGGCGGATTGGTCTGCATGCCCTGCGAGTAGCTCGCGAGCGCCGCCTGCAGGCCGCCCCCGATCACCACGAACACGAGCACCAGCGTGGCCGGTACAGCGCCGGGCGCTGCCAGCGCGAGCGCCGCGCCGACCGCCTGAAAGAAAGCCGTGACCATCGTCACGAGCCGGACGATCTCAGGATTAATCTTGAACTTCACCATCGTTCCCCTCTCTCATCCGCGGCGCCGCCTGTCCGGCCAGCCATGCCCGAAACCAGATGGCGCACACCTGCAGGCCCAATGCTGGCACGTACAGCCAGCCGACCAGCTCGCCGCGCAGCGTTCCGCCAGTGAATAGCGCGAGGATGGCGTGCGAGCCGATCGCCGCGGCGCCGATCGAGGCCATGAACCACCCGATCAGCTTGTCGGGGTAGCGCGAGGGGCGCCCGACGCGCACGAGGTAGAGCCCGTCGCCGATGAGCGCGAGCACAAAGAGCACCTCAAGCACGATCTGCAGTGCGGTCACGACTAGCCAGCCGATCGCGGGTCGCGGCCGAGCGCCTGCGAGATCCGCAGGTACAGCTCGCCCGCGGGCAGCTCGCGCGCCAGCTCGGCCGCGCGGGCGTCGATCGCCTCAGAGTCCCCGTGCGCCCGCCGTAGGCGCGCCTGAGCGTCTCTCTCGGCTCGCTCGGTGCTCGCGGCCACCGAGCCCTCTGCGCGCCGCCACGGCCATCTCATACCGTCTCCGATGCCCGCCCGAGCACCGTGCCAAGCTGCGTCTCGCGCAAATCCGCCCGGCGCTCGTGCATGGTCGCGATCCGTTCCCACGCCGCTGCCTGCTCTTTGTACGCCCGAACCGCGTCCCCGTGCCAGCGATTGAGCAGCCAAACCACCCCGCCGACGATGGACACCCCGCCACCGCCTGCCAGCCACGGTCCCAAGGACTGCCACACCCGCCCCTCACTTCCATCTGTCCGCGCGCTGGCGGGGTGGCCATATCAGTCCTGCGAGCAGCGCGAGCCCGGCCACGATGAGCACCGAGCCGAGCACGAGCCACCCGTCGTGGCTCACGGCAGCGAGACCACCTGCAGCCCCGCGCCCGGCGCGAGCACCGCCGCGGCGCCTGCCGGTCCCGTCTCGCCCTGCTCGCCCTTGGGACCGGGGTCGCCCTTCTCACCCTTGCCGCGGGCGATCCCAAGCGCGTTGTCCATGTGATCGACCATCCACCCTGAGACCGCCTTGCCGGTCCCGACGTCCTCGGGCTTGAGATGGTCGGCGCGGTACTTCTTAACCACCGCGGTGAGCTGCGCGTCGTACAGTCCGTCGATGGCCGAGCCCGCGGGCAGGTACCCGAGCCGGACGAGGCGCCGCTGCAGGTACTTCACACCCTCCTCGGGCTTGGTGTTCCCGGCGACCGGGAAGAGATCACTTGCCACGTCGTCACCCTCCATTGCCTGCGTCACCATGGCCGAGAACACGTCCCACGGGAACCCTGCGCCGAGGTCGGTGTGCGTGCCGCCGTCCTCAGGGTAAGCCCGGGTGACCGTCCCGTGATCGTTGTAACCCTCGTACTTGCCCCGCTCGTCGGCGGGCGCGTACCACGCGGCGCGGGTCTCGGCCACGCTGAGCCGATGGTCCGGCAGCCCGTGTTTCTTGAGCAGGTACGCCACCAGCTCGGCCGCCGTCTGCAGGGTCGCGCGGCTCGTGGCGTCGAGCCACTGCGCGCGGGTCTGTGCCGTGCCGCACAGCTCAAGGTGGATGCCGAGCGCGTTGCCTTTCGGGTAGGCGCTGTGCGAGGTGTCATCGTCGTGCACCTCTTGCACGGCTGGCCCGAGCGAGTCGACGAAATAGTGACAGCTCGTGCCGTCCGTGCGCGTCTTGTCGTACGCCGCGCCGTTCTCTGCCGACGTCGGACCCTCCGACCCCGCGGTGTAGTGCAGCGTGACGTACCTGAGCTGCCGGGCGCGCCCCTCGGTGTACGAGCGTGGCGGTCCGACCCATTTGATCGTGAGCGTCATTGCGCCCCCTTCCCTCACGTCGCGAAAAAAGTCTCAGCCTACGGGAACTCGGCGGGGTCGGCCCAGTATGAGAACCGCCCTTTCATCCGGGCGTTCGTGGTGAAGTTGGCGGCGCCGAGTGAGGCTGTCGAGCCGGTAAAGTAAAAGATCATCTCGGCCACTGCCGAGCACAAGATCGAGCCGCTTTTCGCGTCGGCGCTCGTGCTCGACCACGTCTGAAAGTCGCCGATGTTGTGGCTGGCAGCGTTGAGCACGCCGACCGGGTGCACTGTCAGATCAACGTCGAACGGCAGCGTGATCCGCCATGAGGCGCCGCCGAGGTTGACGCCCGCGCCCGACAGGAACAGGTCGATCCACCCGTCGATCAGCAGGCCGGTACGCGCCCATCCACCGAGCGCGAACCCGCTCGCGCCGATGACTGGCGCGGGTGCGCCCGAGCTGAGAACGGGCGTGTACGTGCCCGTCGTAACCCGACGCTTGAGCAGCGCCAAGTCGTCAGAGTCGAGCCGATCGCCCGCCGAGTAGGGGGGCAGCAGGTATGCGACCTCAACCATGGTTCACCCCTCCCTACGGGAACGCCGACGCTGCGGCCATGTAACGGAACCGGAACTTGATACGAGCCGAGGTGCCAGTGAAGATCGTTCCGCCGAACGAGGTTGTCGACCCGTCGCCGTACATCAGCATCGTGCTCGCGCCGGACAGGATCAACGAGGCCGACTTGGCATCGGCCGAGACGCTGCTCTGCGTCATCAGGCTACCGATCAGCGCCGAGGCTGCGTTGAGCGCGCCCGCCGTGTGCACGTTCGTGTCGGCAGGGAACGGCAGCCCGGTCTGTATCGCGGTGCCGCCGAACACGACACCCGTCCCCGCATACGAGAGGTCGATCCAGCCCGCGATACGCAGGCCGACGCGAGTCCACGTGCCGCGGATGAACCCGGTCGAGCCGAGCACGGGCGTTGTCGTGGTGGCCGTGTAGGTCGGGGTATACGTGCCGCGGTCAGTGAGTCGCTTGTTCACCGCGGCGAGATCGGGCATGTCCCAACGGTTCGTGTCGACGTAGGCGGGTAGCAGGCTGGCACCGGTACGCATGGCTACGCTCCGATGTAGACAGGATGCTCAAGCTCAACACGCTTGAGAGCGGCAGAATCGGTGGTACGCAGCACACGCGACGTGATCCCGTTGACGGGCGTCTGCGTGACCGTGAACGTCTGCGGCGAGCTGGCGCCAGCGATCGCGGTGACGTTGAGCACGACCCCGCCGACGCGGATATGGAAGCCTGACGCGCTGGTGGACCACAGCGGACCCGTCACGGCCACGCTGAGGCTCGTCGACGTGCCGGGAGTGAAATCGGCCGCGAGCGACGAGCTGCGCGAGCCGATCCGGGACAGCTCGCTAGTGTTGCCGACCGTCGCCACGCGGTACGGTCCCGCGGGCGTGCAATTGAGCTGCACCACGTGGTGATACGTGACGACAGTATGCTCGCCGCCGAGCACGAGCAGCTCGACCTGATCGGCGTCGAGATCGTCAATGGTGATCAGGTCGCCGACCCGCAGCCCCATCACGGCGGGCAGCAGGTCGGGGTGCTTGCTCAGGTCAATCGTCACGGTGCGGTATCTGGCGCCCGGCCACGTGCTCGTGAGCAGGGTCGCGCCCGCGAGGTCGGCCAGCGCGGTATCAAGCTCAGGGTTGACGTCAATTGAGCCCTCGGTGCGCCCAATACCCTCGGGATCGTCGAGGGGGTCAGACGTGTTGAGCGGTCCGGTCAGCCGCTCGGCGCGCGCCGTGGCGCCACTGCGCCCGTTGGCCGTGATGTCGTTCGCGATCCCGAGGTTGTCTGTCACGGGCTTGACAGGCGGCGCGACGTCGACGCCGTACGTGAGCGCGAGCGCCGCAGTCTGATTGCTCAGCGAGCGCCCCGTGCGCATCTCCAGCCCGTTCCACGCTCGGCCGTCCGAGATCATGCCGAGGTCGGTCGCCGCAACCTCGGCGTACAGATTGGCCAGCGTGTCGGGCTGCTGCACGCCCATCCCGTTCGAGCCGAGGTCAACATCGCCGATCACGCCCCCCGCGATGCTGTGCTCGGCGCACAGCCGCATGAACCGATCGGCGGGCGCCTCACCGCGGTACCCGATCGCACACAGGCCGCGCCCCGTGGGATCGCGGAACGCGTCGGGGAAGTCTGCCGAGATGCCGAACGCCATGACGTGCCCGAGGTACCACGTCGCGCCCGAGCCACCCGAGCTGATCGATCCGCCGATGTGCAGCGCCAGCGGCACCCCGACGTCGCCCGCGAGCGAAAACGTACTGTCGATCGAGCCGTCTTTGTACACCGTGTAATCGACGTTCGCACCGTTCTCGACGGCATGGAACACGTAGTGATGCAAGAGCCCGTCGCCTACGTCGCCCGCGCCCGTAGTCGCAAACCAATGATCGTTAGACGAGGTGACGATCTCCATGACAATGTCTGCCGTGACGCCGACGAGCGCGCCCGTGACCCACTCGACCTGTATGGCGCCGTCCGCGAATCCCTCTAGCGGGAACTCGATCAACCCCGTGACCGTGTACCCGTCGACGAGCGACACAGAGGCGCTCACGAGGTTGTCAGGGGTCACGCCGAACGCGGGGGTGCCTGACACGATGCGCCCGGGAGAGCCTCCCTGCAGGCCGCTCAGGGGCGCCGTGGTGCCCTCTGGGTCTTCTAGGGGCCAGTAGGCGTCTGGCCGGGCTGCCAGGAACGAGCGCCGGATGGCCGAGAGCGCCGCCTTGCTTGAGTTGACGCGCTCGCTCGGACCCGTGATCTCGATGTCAGTCCACGAGTCGCCGCCCTCGTGCGTGTCGGGGTCGTACCCGGGATCGCGGTCGGGTTCCCACTTGGACACCGAGCCGTCCGCAATCGGGATGTACGTGGTGGACTCCCAATCGTCGTACGAGAACTGCGGGTCAGTGACGTTGGTATTGCCGACCTCGCGCCCGCTCATGATGCCGATCCACCCGCTCGGCGGCACCTCGGACGAGTCGACGTCGGTATCGGCCGTGACGAGCTGCCATGCGTCCGGCTCAGCGTTGGCTGCGATCCACACTTTCATGTGGATGCGGTGCCCGGCCACGAGCACGCGAGCGCGCAACGGCTGGCCGGTCCCGGTGTGCGTGAGCCCCGCGACGGTCACCTGCCCGAGCACGTCGTCGTGTCGGCTGTAGATCGTCAGGATGACCTGATTCGACAGCCCCAGCTCGACCCGCGCCATCGGAAAGATGGTCGGATCGTCGTTGTCGCCGCGGTACAGAAACGTGATCTGCAGCCGCGCGCCGGTCGCCTGCGGCGCCTTGAACGTCACGGCCATATCGACGTCACGCACGTTGATCCCGAGCAGGCTCGACTTACGGTAGGCGTCGGCAACGGGAACGTTCATCGTGCCGACGCCCGAGCCGACCTGCCAATTCGCCGTCGAGATCGTGCCGCCCCCACCGGCCAGCGTCCATGTCTCGCCCGAGTCGGCGTTGCCCCAACCGTTCACCGTGGTGCGGCCGAACGCATCCGCGGTATCGCTCAGCTCGCCCGAGGTGAGCCCCGGCAGCAGCGCGATCCGCCCGGGAGTGTTGCGACCGATCAGCCCGTACAGCGACGAGCGCGCGTCGTCAGGGTGATACGAGCCGCTGCGGTTGTTGAGCTGCGCGGTACAGCTCGACACGCCGAGCGCCGTCCCCTCGTCGGCCAGCCCCCACGACGACTTGACTTCCACCCGCTCGTACGAGGGGGTGTGCTGCCAGGCACCCGAGTAGTACAAGCGGGTGCGGATGTTGGTCGCGCTCACGCGGCACTCACCCCGACCACCTTCAGCCCGATCGCGCGGGGACCGCGGCGCCGCACGGCGCGCGCAATGATCTCCACGATCGCATCGTCAAGCCGCGAGCCTGCCGAGTCGATGGTGAGGCTGGCCGAACCCCCGTCCTCGCTGCCGAGTGGCTGCACCCGCTCGCCGCCCTGCAGCACGCCGAGCACCTCGGCGCCGCGGGGACCGGGCACAATGCCGCCCTTGTGGAACGTGGGTAGCTGCGGCGCCGACCAACCCTTGCCACCGAGGCCGGGCACCCATGACGGGATCGTGAACGAGAGCTGTCCAACCGTGTTGTTCCACAGTCGCGCGACCGCGTTGAACCCCGCGCGGAACGGCGCCGTGATGACGCTCGCGAGCTTGCTCAGCCCGGCGCGGAACTTGCCCGGGATCGAGCGCACGAACGCAACGATCGAGTTGAACCGATCCTTGGTCTTCTGCCACCACGCCGTGACAAGCGCACCGATGGCCGAGAATGCGGCGCGCCAAAAGGCGATCGACAGCTTGACGCGGTTCACGACCCACATAATGATCGTGCCGATAGCCGTAAAGTACGGCTTGATAATGTGCGCCCATAGCCACGTGGCGATAGCGCCGATCGCCTTGAATGCAGGCTGTATCGCGTTGGTCCACAGCCACGTTGCCGCGGCGCCGATCGCGCGGAATGCGCCGTCGACGATCTTGCGGAAAGTCTCGCTGTGGTTGTACGCGTAGATCAGCGCGCCGACGAGCAGCATGATGATACCGATGATGAACCCGATAGGGTTCGCTTTCATGGCCGCGCCGAGCCCCTTGGTCGCCGTGGTCATGAGTTGGAAGCCCTGCGAGGCGCCCTTGGCGATCGGGCCGATAGACATCAGGATAGGCGCCGCGACTCCCGCCGCATTGGCGAGATCCCCGTACTGATACATCAGCTCTTTCGCCTCGTTCTGCAGCTTCTGCAGAGGCGTGAAATTCTGGTCGACAATGTCGGCATTGCGCTTCATCACGTCGCCCGAGTTTTCGACGGCGTCGGCGTATCCGTCGAACTGCGTTTCAGTGATCCCGAGGTTGTCGAGCAGGTCGGAGAAATTGCCGTCCGATTCCTTCAGCCCCTTTGCCAGCTCGGTACGCGCCGCCCGGCCAGTCAGCCCCATCTCGTTGCTCATCACGCCGAGCAGCGCCGCCGTGTCGTTAACGTCTAGGCCGGTCTTTTTGAGATCGGGGCCGAGCCTGCCGAGCATCCCGAGAAAGTCGCTCTGAGACAGCGTCGTCTTGTCTTGGATGTAGCCGAGCGCCGAGAGCGCCTCGCCCTCGTGCCCTGCCTCAATCCCCATCGTGTGCAGGCTCACGCCCGCCTTGCCCAACTCGGTCGCGCTCTCCCCCGACGCGTCACCGATCATGTCCCAAAAGTTGGCGTAGTCCTCTAGCGCCGTTTTGCTCTTGAGCCCCTGCTGCTTGCCGGTCTCCATGAGGTCGAGCACCTCGTTGAGCGGGAACCCGACGTTGGCGGTCTCGCGTGCCATGTCGCGCATGGCGTCCTCTGAGATGCCGAGGCTCGCGGCGAGCTGCTGCGTCTGGATATTCGAGTCCTGCTGCCCGCGGGCGAACGCCTCAAGCCCGGCGCCCGCCGCTGCGGTAGCGAGACCGATTTTGCCGATGTGCTTCTCGAACGCGCTCGCGGCTTTCTCGGCCTGCTGATCGAGCCCGGCATCATCGATGCCGATACCGATCACGAGATCGTCAATGGTCGACATCAGCTCACCGCCTCTCGATCGGGTGCCTCTTCCCAAGTGCCGCCGAACATCTGCGCGAGCTGCCGTCCGACAGCTTCACTCTCCTCGGCCGTCTGGCGAGCCGCTCGCGAGCCCTTCCATTTGATCAGGAAGTCTGCCACCTTGGCGCGCGCCTTGCCCTTGCGCCGCGGGACCGTGTTCGCCACGGTCGACGCGACCACCGCCGTATGCCAGTCGCCGCGCCCCGGGCCGAGCGGACCGCGCAGCTCCTCGTACGCCATCCAGTCGGCCAGCTCCTCGCCGCTCATCCGCGCGAGCAGCTCGGCCACAGTCGTCCCACCGAGGGCGAGCGCTAGCCGGTGGTAGAACTCTCTGACTGGCCGGTCTCGGAACCTTTTCCCGCGTCCTCGACCGCTCTTTCATTGGTTCCCGAGAGCTTCTGCGCGATCCCGAACAACCGGTTGATCACGCGCCCCGACTTCTGCGCGAGCTGCTCGGGCGTGATCGGGATCGGCTCGTCATCGAGATCGAACATGCAGCCGACCAGGAACCGCGCCCGGAAACTCTTGCTCAGCTCGATCGACAGATCGACCTCGCCGCCGTCGTTGCCGCGACCGCGAATGGCGAACATGGACGCGTCGTGTGCGTCGACCACCGCGGCGCTGGCGCCGCGAATGCGCAGCTCCATTGGCGAGCCGTCCGGCAGCGGCCACTCGGGCACCTCGATGTCCTTGAACGGGCGGTCATCCGCGGCGATGATCGCAGAGACGAGCGGGTGCGCGAGCGCTGCCGCTCGCGCCTCTCCGACCGTCTTGGGGGTGCGTGTGCGGGCGTTACTCACAGACTCGAATCCGTTCCCACGTTCGGCTTGCCGGTCACCTTGAGCGTGACCGACGCGCTGAGCTTGTCGTCGTACGGGCTGTCGGGCTCGTACCCGGTCAGGATCGCGTCGACCGTCCACGCGGTGCCCGAGACCCACTCGACGCGGTACGAGCGGGGCTCGGTGTCGTCAAAGTCGTCTACGAGCACGTCGTGCACGGCGGGGCGCCGGTTGATGTCAAAGGACACCTCGCCGCCGTCCTTGAGCCCACCGAGGAATTCCATCCACCCGTCGGGGCTGTCGTGCGCCGTAACGTCGATCGTCTCTCGGGAGAGCCCCGGGCCGCTGATCGACGTCACGCTCGCGATAGCCACGAACGATGAGCCGTTGAATCGCTGTAGCTGCGTGCCAAATCCATCCTCGCCAGCCACGGTCACACCTCCTGAGTCGTATAGATCCTGAATCTGTCCATGCGGTGCCTGATCGTGCGGTCGGGGTCGCGCAAGGTCTGCGAGAACTCGTGACGCACCATCCACACCGTAACGCCCGAGGTGGCCGCATCGAGCGCGCCGTGCTGGTGATCGAGCAGCGCGACGAGGCGCTCACCGATCGAGTTGACCGCCGCGGCCGAGCGAGCTTTGGCCCATGAGTGCAGCGTGGCCGCGACCTGCCGCCCCTGCCCGCCGTGCGTGCCGTACGGGATCGAGGTCGCCTCACCGATGTGAACGTAGGGCATCTGCTCGTCCTCGGGTGGCTCGTCCCACACCGAGCGCGCACCGATGATCGCGACTAGCGCAGCGTCGCCGAGCAGCACCGCGCGAATGCCGACCTGCACCGCCTGCACCGGATCGATTGTCGGCGTGATCACTTCGGCAGCTCCTCTCGCACGGCGGCGCTCACCCGGTCCGGGAACCGGACTCGGGACCGCTCGGCGGCAGGCTGCGCAAACGGTCTTGCTGGCATCTTAGACGTGCCGCCCTCGACCGCGAACGAATGAGCTGCGGTTGAGGCAGCCTTGCCCGAGAGCCCCTCGGCCTCGGCCTGTATCCCGTCCTGCAGCGCGCCGGTGTCGATCGGCACCGAGTCGCGCATATCCTGCGCGACCTCTTCCGTTTCCTCGGCCACGGCGCGCACCGCGCCCGCGCGCATCTGGTCGGGTAGATCCATGAGCCGCGAGCGCAGCCTGTCCATGCCCTCGACGGTCACCGTGACCCGCGGCGCTTTGCCCTTCCTAGGCACGGCCGAGCCTGCGCTGCTCGATCCTGATCCGCTCGGCCAGCCGCGCGCGGGTCCTCTCGTCCTTGCTCGTGGCGAACCGCGCTTCTAGCCGCTCGATGTTGTCCCGGATGCGCTGCGCCCGAGCTGCCCGCAGGCGGTCATGCTCGCTCAGATCCATTGCCTGCCCCCTTGCCCACGCCACCCGGTCCACCGCTACCGCCCCCCGGCGAGGTGCCCCGCCATGAGATCCCGACCTCGAGTTTTTGTTGACCCGTCAACTAATTCTCGAGTTTTCTCGTACGGTCCGCGGTCCGGGAAGAGGTCCCTGATCGCCTGCCCGATCGGGCTCGTGAGCGCGAGGTCGCTCGACGAGGCGAACACGTCGAGCTGCTCGACGGGCGTGCTCCGGTAGAACTTCACATCCGGCGCCTGCGTTCCGCCGTACCCGACCCAATTGCCGTACAGAGATCGTTTCTGCACCATCGTCAGCACCTCAGGGCGCCACGCCGTCACCTCGGCCACCATCCGCCGCAGGGCGTCGCGCTCGACCACCATCGGCACGTGCAGCTCATAGCACAGCACGGGCTCGCGCTCGAATGCCCGCAGCGCCTCGGCGGTCGCGCCGGTCTTGGCTGGCCCGTGCGGATCGCGCCGCTGCCGCGCGCCCGCCTCCCACTCGTCCCACGGGCAGCGCCACAGCCGCGGCACCTCGGTCACGGGGGCGGTTACGTACATGTCGTCGTGCCACCAGTAGAACTCATCGGACAGCGCGCGGTTGTTCGCGATCGCCGTCATGATCCGCCCCGTATTGGCGTGCCCGACCGAGCCCTGCCGCACCGGAACGTGAACCGCATTCACGAGCCACCGCGGCTCGCCGCCGTAGACCCACACCTTGCCGTGCGGGAGATTGCGCAGCGAGCGCAGGGCATAGCGCAGCTCGTCGTACTCACGGCCTACGCGGACCATCACCACTACGTCTCGCACTGCTGCTCACCCCCTGCGGCGCCTCGAATGAGTATGACCCCGCGCGGTACGGGGGAGAGAACCCCCGACCGGGCTCGATGTCGGCCAGCTCTAGGCCGGTCTCGTCGACGAGGTGCTGCCATGTGCCGCCGTTGAGCCACCGCCCCGCAGGGTCGGCATCGAGGTACGCGCGCGCTCGCGCGGCACGGTTCTCGGGCTCGATCATCTTTAGGTGGTACATGAACACGGGCAGCTCAACCCGCGACATCCGCGAGACCAGCGGGGTCGGCTGGCAATGGATCGGCTTGTGCGGGAACCGCTGGCCGTGGTGCAGGTGGAACATCCGCTTGCGGTTGCCCTTGGCGCTCCACGCCCCGTCGCAGCGCCATTGCGTCGGCGTCCACATCTCGCGGAACGGGAACGTGAGCACCGCCCGGCGCGAGGCGCCGCCGAGCAGGGGGGGTATCAACTCGGCGGCACGATCCTCGATCCGCTCGTCGGGATCGATGAACAGTACCCAGCCCGCGCCCGCCGCGGCGAGCAGCTCGCGCTTATGCGCGTTCAACTCGCCCTCGTGCGGCCACGGTCCCGAGGTCGGCGTCTGCACCTCGATAAGCTGATCGACCCAAGCGAGGTTTTCGCGCAGCCCGTCGATCAGCTCCTGAGGCTCGTCACGGCGCGCGTAGATAGCGGTGAGATGGTTGCGCGCCGGACGCCCGTTCACGTCCCCTCGTGGCGCTCAGCGGGCGCAGCGGGCACGTGAGTGAACGCGCCCCGCAGGCTGTGCACCCGCTCGGCTTGGCTGCCGAGCCCCTCGTCGCCGAGGCTGTCTCGCCATGCGTGGTACGCGGGGCGGTCCCTGCCGTACTGCTCGCGCGAGTTGACGCGCACGTACTGCGGGTCTTTCTCGGCCTTGCCCGCCGAGGGGTGCAGGTGCTCGATCGAGACGTCGGGCAGGTTGCGCAGGCAGCCCGCCACCTTGCCGAG